AAGTAACAGCGTCCGTCATGGGGAGTTGTCATCACCCTAACATGGTCACCCCACACCAAGGACTCCGTGGGCTGTCATTTGGGACGATATCGTATGCCTCACTATCCGTTATCACGAGACTGACACGCTGGCGTCGAAAACAGCCTGTAAATCACCCTAAAAACCTCTCCACCAAGACACGGATATTTGGTTGCATCTACTCCGGGAAATTCGGTACAGAAGTAACAGCGTCCGTCATGGGGAGTTGTCATCACCCTAACATGGTCACCCCACAGCGAGTTATGGGCGAAATGACTGTTTCGAAAAGTTAAATCTGAGGAAAAATCTGAAGAAAGTTGGAGAAACTCTTTGCGGATTCATCAGAATCCACTACCTTTGTGTCATCAAAGTAAATCAAATGTCAAATATTAAAACAAATAAGGATATGAAAACGTCACAAGATTTTAACGAAAACTTCAATCAGTACAGTTCAGAGATAGAAAAAGAGATGTCGAACCTCAATCGTATGTTACAGGAGTTTGCTTCTAATGGAGTAGTCGCTCAACAAATCATCAATGACTTGGAACCTGTATTAGCGAAGTTACACCTGACAATCGACTCATTCACTATGAACCGTCCTGACAAAGAGAAAGCCTCTAATCGTGGTCGCCTCAGTCTTCATCTCGTGTCTGACGGAAAGTTCAAGTTCATTCAGTTCCGTGGCTATACTTCACGTGGTGCTGGTAAGAACGAAAACCGTCTCGATAGCAAAGCCGAAAAGATTTGTGAGGCGGTACAGGCTGCTCTTCAGAACCCTGTAAACGAACTCCGCTGTTCAGTCAACCCGTTCAGCCTCGAAGTAAGAGATGGAAAGGAAACAGGTCGTGTGCTGATGGGCATCTCATACAACTTCTAAGAAGAATAATCGAAGAATTCCTCAAGAAAATTCCGGATGGTTCATTGCTGAGTCATTCGGAATGACTATATTTGTACTGTCAATCAATAAAAACTTACAGTCATGAAGATAACAGACATTACCCTAGAAATACGTACCGAGGACGGTCAGAGTCACTTGGTAGTCTTTGACAAATGGGATTTCGCTCCTGACGGTGCGGTGGTGCTAGCTGGACAACTCGTACGTGAAAAATGGCGTGCCATATTTGGCGATAGTAGTCAATTACAGGACGGACAAATACGCTCGGTCATGGATTGTAGTGCGTTGGTGCGTTTTTACTATAATGACGCCATGCGAACAGCCGCTATCACGCATATTACGAACAAGGCGTTTCGCATCATTAACAACGATTTGGGTGTGACATGGATACCGAAGAACATACTACGTTGGAGCCGAGTAGCGCAACAGTTCGTAGTCGTGGATGAAACCTATAAGCCGGACTTTACGATGGTAGTGGCAGAGGGTATGGACGAATATCCAACCGAGTTTGATGCTCACTATGAACTTATTGACGCATTGGACACGCCCGTAACTATACCAACAGATGATAATATTACTAACAATAACGAGGAGAACCAATTATGAGAACAAGAATTTTGATAGGTCTGTTTACAGTCCTGATGCTTGGTGCAAGTTGTACCACGGCACAAAACAGTAAGGAAACGTTTTACGACAAAGTACTGTCCTTAAATCTGGACGATGAAATGTTGCGTGACGATGGGACAACTCTTAAAATTACCGAACTCGCACCCCAACAGTTCAGGTTAAGAGCGTGCAAGGGTGACGACCTTATATTTGTTGCATGGGTGGAATTACGAGCCGTAGAGAACACCGTGAATAACAGGGTGTTTAGAAATAAATTTGGTATGCTCGGCACTTATACCGCTCCAGTAGTTTATGTCTACACAGGCGAAGCCGTGCAATTTGACCGCAAGGATAAAAGCGTAGCGACCACGATTATAACTTCTACACGGCTGGAGAACTACGTAGCCCGAAAGACGGTAAATATAGAACAGCAAGACGGATGCGGCAACTGTATTTTCGTTGACAACCGCCCGTTTAATCATCCGGAAGAGAAAGGTCAGGTTTCCTATTTATTCCCCTTAAATCAGTAGAAGCTATGTGGATATTACTGAATAATCAACCTGTGTGCGTCTTTAACATTAAGAAAGTATCGGAAATAATTGCATTGACCCCCAAATTATTTTATATGGACAATAACGATATTCGTAAAGAAAGTGTGTTGTCACACCTATATTCTGATGCTTATAAATTATATCGTCAGGAAGTGGAACGTACACTGTCATTAATTACGGAAGAAGACCGCAAAAATCCAATAGGCAACGAAATAATTAGAGGTTACGACAGAGCATTAATGGGTTCTAGGCACAAATTTGGATGGTATTTTGTCATTTGGTTGGACGGGGGAACAGCATTATATTCCTCTTTATACCCGAGTGAAGAATCCGCTGCACAAATAAGAGATAGCCTGTTGCAGACTATTAATAAAATCACGGCTGAATTGCCTAAAATAACAATATAATGAACAGGTTACGTTTCAAGAAAAGTTTGGGAATTGTTTGGTGGGTAACGTGGCGCATGGTTGTTCTTGCTTCATTTATCATGCTAATCAATAAGGCGTGTATTGGAGTGCAATGCAGCAAACCAATAGTTACCCCGACTGACAGTGTGAACGTCGCTACAACGCTCCAAGATAGTGTGTACGGGGCGATATACGCTTTGCGAATACAGCATCCAGACATTGTGATGGCGCAGTGCATTGAAGAAAGCGGGCACTTTACGAGCCGTCTATTTATAAACGGACATAACTGCACCGGAATGAAAGTACCCTCTACCCGCCCGACGCTTGCTGTTGGGGTACTGTACGGGCACGCCTGTTTCAATAGTTGGTACGAATGTCTTGTGGATTATGCACTTTGGCAGACAGCATTTGCCCGCAACCTGTCACGTGACGAATACTTCGCCTATTTGGACAGAGTTTATGCGGAGAAGAAAAATTACTCACAACGTATAAAAACCATAATTAAAACCAAAGGATTATGAATTTAGAGGAAATTAAGAAACTGTACGAAGAGTGCGAACAGAACGTGGACGCTCTTGCTTTTGAAATGGCTATTCCCGTAGCCGAGTTATTGGCACGGGGCGAAAATGAAGCCGCTGACAAACTTGACAAGGAGAACCGAGCTAACTTGGAAGACTTTATGCGAAACCATGTTGGCGGCTTATGTGACGCAGACGTGGAAGAAGTACTGGAAGAATATGCGTATAACACTTTAAAATAGATAGATTATGGATGAAGCTGAAAAATTTTTGTGGGAAGAGATAGCACACCTCCCCGAACATAAAAGAGCATTTGACACTGACGTGTTTAATGCTATTATTACAGCGATGAAACGTTATGCCGCTGAAAAGTGCGATGAGTTAAAGCAAGATATTGCAGAGTTTTACAGTGATGAATGTAAATAGTTATGTCAATGATAAATGATGGTGAATGTCGTGCGTGTGGCTGCATGGACGAAGAGGCGTGCGCACGTTGCCAACAGGCAAAGAACAAAGAGGATGTACGGGAAATGCAAAAAGGATGCGCCTATTTGGGTTGTTTCGTATTTATTGGTGTAATAATTGGAATATTGCTTGCATTGTTTATGATACTACCTGTATCTAATTAAAGAAACCGGATAAGACACGTGATATCACGTATATTATAACCAAAGTTCTATTTTTATTAATTAAATTAAAAACGAAAATGAGAAAATCAGAATTTATTAAGGCTTTAGCCGAAAACAGTGGTTTGAGCCAAAGAGATTGCGAAAAGGTGGTGGATGCGATGACCCCTGTTATTGTTACCGAATGTGTTGAAAACGGTGGTGAAATCAGCCTGCCATTCGGTAAATTCAAACAGAAAATCAACCCTGCGAAAGTTGGTAACAACCCGTTAACTAACAAACCGCTTGACATCCCGGAAAGTCATACACTTGGCTTCAAGCCGTCAAAGACAATTAAGGTTGTCATTGAACCGAAGAAAGCCGCTAAAAAGAAATAGTATTGTGTTTACATAATACAATTATTTTCATATTTTATATTCTTAATTTAATTGTTGCCATCTAAAAGTGCGTGAGCATAAGTAGGGTGTTTAATGTTGAAATCATATTTTCGGAGCCGTTGCCCGTGAGGGTTGCGGCTTTTATTTTGAATTTATGTAAAGAATTTCCCGAGTGTTTCCTTGGATATTCCATAAGAACCCGTACATTTGCGTAGTCAATTAAATAAACAACGTCATGAAAGGTAACAGGTACTACGCAAATTTGGACTTTAGCAAACCAATTGGAACTCACCGTTGGGTTGATAACATTAAGTCACGTCGGCAGCTTGCAAAAGTGGCTTTGGTAGCAATGGCTCGCATTCAACAAGCCGAACAGGGAACAATTACTTGTCCCTACGAATTAGCTAGCTCATCCATGAAAGACGGACGCACGCTAATACAAACCATTTACGAGGATGGCTATGTAATGCACAACGATGGATGGTTTATTGTTGAATGTGAGGAAGACGGTTGTTTATATGTTGATATAACGGGTTTTGCAATGAGAGAAAACCCTGACTACGAAAATATGGAATATATAATGGATGCAGCCTGTAAGGAAGCGCATGAGGCTTATTTGGCTGATTTAAACGAATAATGATATGGACTACAAAGAATTTAGAGCTGAAATGGAAGACTTGGAAGAACAGTACAAGTTGGAAAAGAAACGCATTTTAACCGAGTACGTAATGTCGTGGTGTCCCTATAAAGTTGGGGACTTAGTACGTGACCACATTGGATACGTAAAAATTCTAAGCATCCACCCTATTATCGGCATCTGCAATAAAGTGGATATAATGATGAAAGGTGTGGAATATACCGTTAAGAAAGAACCTAAAAAGAACGGAGTAACTCGTCAAATTTATCACAGTAATATTGAACAGTATGAAAACAGTACCAAGAAAGAAAACAGCAAGTAAGCCCCAAACAGTTCCTGACAGCGGGCAACCGTGCATTATCTACTCCCCCACAAAAGTAAAAACGGCTACTCATGGAGATTTTTGCCGTAGGTGGTTTGGCGTGGTAGATATGAGCGATGCGATAGGAAAGCATTACGCTCCTATATTGAGCACTCACGGAGAACATTTTGAGTTTCGTATCGCAAGATTTTACAATTTTAGGGACATTAAAACGGGGGAACCCCGTACGATAGTGCGATGCTTGGAAACGGGGGAAGTCTGGATACTCAAACCTAATTGGGCACAATCTTTGACTAGGACTGATGAAAATACTAAACAAACCATCATCCTCATTCCACAGCCTGTTAAAAACTACCGCCAGATATTGGACTTTATGAAACTATTTTACAGTGACGGAGAAACGATGAAACGTTTAATTAGTATCGGGAGAATTAAAGAGATACTGAAATAATACCAAAGATTATGGAAAAAGAATTAAAAACACTGTTGTGCAAGTTGGCAGCCGAATATGAAACAAAAGATTTCATAAACGATGACCCCGTGCGCTTTGTTCACGCCTATGCTGACAAACAGGATATGGAAATCGTAGGGTTCATCGCTTCTTGGTTGGCGTATGGCAATCGCAAGGTTATTGTTTCCACTATACAGGCACTCATCAATGAAATGAACTACCTGTCATCGGGTAGCCCGTTCGTCTTTATAGTGGAACGCAGGTGGGAACAGATGGAGCACCTAAAAGATGCCGTTCTGTACCGCTTCTACAAATGGGGTGATTTCTACGACTTGTGTGAACGCCTGTATGACATTTACCAGAACTACACCACTATGGAACAGGCAGTTTGCAAACAGTACGACGAAATTAAGAACCCTGATTGGGTACAATCAGTGCTTAACTTGTTTCCAGGAGTTAAAGGCGTGCCCAAAGATACGAAGAGTGCCTGTAAGCGGGTTTGTATGTTCATGCGTTGGATGGTGCGGTGGGGCAGCGATGTTGACCTCGGTATATGGTCTTTCATTCCTACTAGCAAACTAATCGTACCACTAGACACTCACGTCGCTCGTATGGCTCGTCAATTGGGTCTTATTACCGTAAAAGGCAATAACATGAGAGCAGCGTACCAATTAACACAGCAATGTCGTCTAGCGTTCCCAAACGACCCCGCAAAAGCTGACTTCGCATTATTCGGATATGGTATAACACATAAAGGAAAGAAAGATGAATTGTACTAACGAAACTATATTCTTAATCATCGCCCTGTTATTTGCAGGCGTGTTTATTGTATTGAGACACCTGTACGCAGAACGTCACCCTCGGTGCATACATTGCGGCAAACGTAGCCGTCGCAAGAATTGGCGACCTGTAAACTATTACAAGAGTAAAAATTCCGGGCATCACATTTGTCCAAAGTGTAACCGCATCAGCAAAATTGAATTTTAGTATGCTCAAAGCTCACAGATTTCACATAAAATTCACCGTGCATACCATTATGTCAGAGGGCGGTGATGTAACCATGGAAGAGGATTACACACTCTCCTATCGTACGGAAGAATGGGAACCGGAAAGCCCTAACAATCTAAAGTTCTCTAAAACGCACATTCAGGGCGCAACGGGTATAATTGCTAAGGATTTGGGCGTTCATCGCTCACAGATAAGAATAACCGACATTTACAAAGTACATAACAGCTTAATAATAGAATAAATTATGACTAGAACAGAAAGGAATTTACACATGGGTTCACCTACAAAAGATGCACCCACCGGAACGTTAACTTATAGTGAGGCTTATGCGTTGGCTCAAAAGGGCGCAAAGATAACTCACCGCTATATGGCGGCTAATGAATGGATGACAGTATTGCCGAACGGGCGCATTTGTTTTGAGGACGGATGTGAACAAACTGTTGTGGAGTTTTGGGCGGTGCGTCGTGGTCAAACAGGATGGACAGACGGTTGGAGCGTATTTAACGAAGCCAAATAGTGAGGAAAGTGCACGCTTCACTATAAGGGTGAATTATTAATAACTAAATTTTAGTAAAATGAAGAAAGACTTTATTACAGTCCTTCCCGATTCGGGGGGGGGCGACGCACAGGTTCAAGTAACCGCTGACGTCAACCCGAGTTTTGCAAGTCGCGAAACCACTATCAATTTTAATGCCAACGGGCAAGTCCTGAAGAGCGTTAAGGCTGTTCAGGACGGTATGCCGTTTATTGTTCAAATGGGAATGGGATGTACAGGGGGTAAAAATTTGCAAATAAGAGAATTTGGTTTAACTGGAAGAAATTCTTCTTTCCCTCCATTTATTCAGGGGCGTCTTTTAGGAGGTGTAAATAAAACTCCGGCAAATTATACTTTCTTCCCATCTGTTGGAGCGTTGGTATCCTTTTTCACTGATACTTATGACGATTTAATTATTGATTTTCAATGGATGAACGGTTCTGGAACCGTCTTAAGTAGTTGGTACACTACCATTCCATTTGATAATGAGGACGGTGAAGATTGGCGAAACTATGCCGAAGAAATTGAAGCTAGTAATACCTTCCCTGATTCGGATGCTACCAGATTAGAAATAAGGATTGGAGTTGGACGTGGTGATATCGGAATTGACGAAGACCAAGTTTGGGTAAGGTATCACTTCGACCTTACTTAAATCAGATTTTCCCGGAAGAAATTCCGGGATTTTCTTTGATATATCAATTAGTCTGCCTAC